AGACAAGATAAATGAATATTTTAAACTTATAGTAATTTTGTAACAAGTTATGGATGGAGCTCTTTTCAATTAGAATACAGCGCACTTTTCAATTAGTATCTACACAATACTATTCCGTTGGCGTCCAGAACGGCGGAGCTGCTGGAGCCGATAGGAAGCCGGGAAAGGAAAACGGGTTAACGGGCCGGCAGGAAGGCCCCCATAGCGTTTTCGGAATCATCGCGCAGGCGATGGAACGGTTCGGCAGGTCGAAACGGCACATCCTGTGGAAGATCAGCTACGCCGAGCTGATGCTGATGAACACGGATGTCAGCCGGTATGTGACCAAGGAGGAGCTCCTGGAAAGGGAGCGCAAACGTAGGCCGGACAAATTCACCACTGAATATTTTCAAACAAAACTCGGAGGGTAAAAATGGAACCTGTAAGACTGGAGATACTGCTTGACGACAAGACACTGAAGGGGATGCGCTCGGTGGAGGGCAACCTTTCCGGGATAGGCCTGTACGCAAAACAGGTCATCGCACAGCTGGAGCAGGAACTGCTGGAACTGCAGAAACAGTACAGGAATGCCATGGCCGCAGGTACGAATACCGATGCCCAGATGGCGGACATCCAGGCACTGCAGGGAGTCATCAGGCAACTGAAAGCGGAACTGCAGGGGCTGGAAGAGCAGAAGAAAAAGACAGGATCCACCCCTCTCATGGGAGATGATCCCGCCCCGAAACTCAATAATGTGAGGATGAGCATGCAGCAGATCGCCCGGGAACTCCCCTCGCTGGCAATGGGTCCCCAGATGTTCTTCCTCGCCATTTCCAACAACATTCCCATGTTCACCGACGCCCTGTCATCAGCCCGCCAGGAGTATGAGGCGCTGACCAAAGCCGGAAAGAAAGCCACCCCGGTGTGGAAGCAGGTGCTTTCCTCACTGTTCTCGTGGCAGACGGCGCTGGCCGCCCTGATTACCCTGTCCATCGTATACGGGAAGGAGATCGGCGGATGGGTGAAGAGCCTGTTCGGCGTGAAGGATGCCGCCCTGTCCGCGGCGAAAGCCCAGGAAAAGGTGAATGAATCCTTCAGGAACAGCAGCAGTGATGTGGCGGAACAGGTCACTCTCGTCAGGTCCTTGTCCGAAAGATGGAAGGAACTGGGAGACAACATGTCCGATAAAAAACAGTTCATCACCGAAAACAAGAAGGAGTTCGGGAAACTCGGTGTTGAGGTGGGCAACGTGAATGACGCCGAGAACCTGCTGGTGGACAATACGGACGTATTCATCGGGGCGATGATTCTCAGGGCCGAAGCTGCCGCAGCGTTCAAACTGGCCACGGAGCAGACGGAGAAGGCCTTGAAAAAACAGAACGAGATAGAGGAAAGGCGGAAGAAGGGCCCGACTTTCTGGGACAGGTTCAGGGCCAATTTCTTCTCTTCCGCGTCCGGATCAGCTACTTATACCCGACAGGCGGACGCTCCCACGGCCGAACAGCTCAGAGAAAATGATATCTCCGCCCTGGAAGAGGAACAGAAGGCGGCGGAGGATACGGCCAAATCCTATATGGACCTGTTCCTTGCGCGGACAAAGGAATGGAAGGAGAGGCTTAAATCGGCAGGCATAAAGGAAGATGACGGCAGGGAAACCAAGGATACGGGCAAATCGGCCCGGGATTATCAGGACGAGCTTGCCGACGCCCGTATCAGGGCACAGCAGAAACTTGAGGCGGCACGCATATCGGTCATGCGGGAAGGTGTAAGGAAACGCCAGGCCCTTGCAAGGCAGGAGCTTGACGAGTCGCTCGCGCAGATCGACAAGGAGGAGCGTGACACCCTCAAGAAAATGGACGAGGCCGAAAAGAAACGGGGTGTGAAGTCCACGTCCGAGGAAAGGCAGGCCGTGAAAGACAACGCCTCGCAGCAGCGTCTTGTCGCCTACCAGCAATATGCGAAGGAATTCTATACCGCCGACAAGGAATGGCAGGAGAAGGACCTGCAGTCCTGGATTGACTATAACAAGGAATACGGCACATACCAGCAGAAACGTCTGGCCATCATGCGGGAATATACCCTTAAATCCTCGAAAGAGAGTCTGAACGGGAATGACAAAAGGATGCTGTCCCGACAACGTGACGAGGCGCTGTCCGAACTTGATTTCAACGAACTGAAGGACACCATCAACTGGGATGTCGTCTTCGGCAATCTGGACAAGGTGGCGAAAAAGGAGCTGCAGAAGGTGAAGCGGCAGATAGTCAGCTTCCGCAACAGCCCGGAATTCAAAAAAAGCGCCACTCCGGAACAGATGCAGGTCATCGAGGAAGCCATCGGGAAGATCGACAGCGAGGTCATCGAGAAAGGAGGTCTGTTCGGCAATCTGACCGAATCCATACGGGAATACTCCGAAGCGGTTGATGAACTGACAGCCGCGCAACGGGATTATGACGAGGCCGTGCGGCAATACGGGGCGGACAGCGCGGAAGCGGAGGCCGCTCGAAAGAAAAGGAACAAGGCGGAAGCCGGGGAGCGCAATGCCGGGAACAACCTGGAAGCCTCGAAGGATAAGGCGGTGAGAAACATCACCGCCGTGGCCGATGCGATGAACACGCTGGGCGAGGCGGACATGAGCCTGTCATCCTTCGGAAGCGCGGTCGGGTCTCTGGTGGACACGCTGTCCGCATCCGGAAGCAAGATCGGCGGCATCATCGCGGCCATACTGGCTATCCTTGACCAGATCGGGCAGAAAGGGCTGGAGGGTTTTGTCGGCAACATTCTCGAATCCGTCATGCACGCCGCAGGAGGATTGTGGGACAGCATCGGACGTCTGTTCGGTGTCAAGGGGCTTGGAGGCATCTTCAAGGGAGCCGACTATTCCGGCTATAACGAGATGGTGGACCAGTACAACCGTCTGAACGAGATATGGGATGAACTGATCGACAAGAAAAAGGAATATATAGAGACCAGCTACGGCACCGAGGCGCAGAAGGTCGGAGAGGAAGCTCTGGCCCTACAGCGGACCGCCATAGACTCTTACCGGATACTGGGCAAGGAACGTCTGAATTCGGGAGCCAGCACGGGATCACACTCTATCGGGGTGCGGCAGCGCAAATGGATGTCCTCTCAAGATTGGGCGGCAGCCGGCGCGGCCCTGGGAGAAGACTTCTACAGGTACGGGATCGGGGAAGGACGTATGACCGGACTGTTCGATCTCTCCGTGGAGCAGCTGGAGAAACTGAAGTCGGAAGCTCCCACATTCTGGGCCAAGCTGGATGATGATGTCAGAAATTACCTGGACAAGATCATTGAAGGTTCGGAAAAACTGGGTGACATACAGGCCCAGATAAAGGAACAGCTCACGCAGATGTCTTTTGACAACATACGTGACGCCTTCTATGACACACTGCTTGATATGGAAAGCGGGGCGGAGGATTTCTCGGAGGACTTCAGCGAGTACCTGCAGAAGGCTATCCTCAAGACAAGCCTGTCGAAAGTCTACGACAAGAGGCTTCAGGAATGGTATGACAAGTTTGCCAACTACAACAAGGAAGGAGGTATAGATACCGGGGAATACAAGGACCTCCAGCAGGAATGGAACGATATCGTAAAGGACGCCCTGGAGGAGCGTGACTCGCTGAAGGATATCTTCGGATGGACATCATCCTCCTCTTCCCAGTCCGGCCGGGTCGGAACCGTCACCTCCATGACCGAGGAGACGGCCGGAAGGCTGGAGGGAATCGGCAACGCGACCCTTGACCATGTCATCAGCATTGACAACAACCTTACAAGGCATCTCGAAGGGATGGCGACATCCCTGGGCAAAATTGCGGGGAATTCGGAGTACCTCAGACACCTCGAAACGATAAACGAGAACATCGCGGAGCTCCGGCGCGGTGTGAAATTGAAAACATAGAGCTATGGAAGTGGAGGAAGGACTGCTGAAAATAAACGGGACGGACATGGCGTCCCTGGGATGTTTCCTGTACGAGGAGAACGCGGGGGACCATACCAATTACGACTCGCTGATGAAGCCGCCGAAGATGAAGGAGCATACCTCCGTCAGCTACCGGGAACTTGACGGCGAGGAGCTGCCCGAAACATTGCTTCCCCGCTACGAGGCGAGGGACATCACACTGAAGATGGCGGTGGTTGCGGATACACGGGCCGGGTGGTTCGAGAGCTACAACGCCGTGCTTGCCTTGCTGAAGTCGGGATGGCTGACGCTGGAGGTTCCGGAGATAGGCCGGGTGATGAAGGTCTACCTGAAGGAATATACCCGGTACAGCCAGTTCACGACAATCAGGAATACCGGCCAGCAGGTAGCCGGATTCACGGTCACGCTGCGCGAGCCGAAACCTTTTTCAACCAGTGATTAAAAACGATTTAAAGACATTGTAAATGGAACTTGAAATCTACGACAAGCAGGGAGCCCTGAAGAAGAAGGTCAGTCCCGATTCATCGTCCCGGTGGACCGAGGAAGTGGGGGCGGAATTCGTGGTGACGGTGAACTTCACCACCTGGGAGTTCTTCGTCCTGTCGGTCGGCGACTATGTGGAGATATCGGGAAAGCGGTTCTCCATAAAGAAGGAATACCGCCCGAAAAAGACCGACACACAGAAATACACCTACAATATCAGCTTCTACGGCCGCGAGCACGACATGCAGGACCTGTTGTTCTGCCGTCTGAACCAGGGGGAGGATGACCTGGAGTCTGTCTTTGCCTATGACGGCACGCCGATGGAAATGCTGGAAAAGCTGGTTGCGAACATGAACCGCAACAACGACGGTGTGACGTGGCGTGCAGGACAGGCCGTCACCGGCGATCGGAAGACCATCAACTTCAACGGCCTGTTCTGCTGGGATGCGGCAGGCGAGATAGCCGGTGCCTGGGAAACCGAGTGGTGGCTGGACGGGGAATACCTGAACATAGGGAAATGCGAACACGGCGAACGGGTCACGCTCGGCTATATGAAGGGATTGAAGACGGGGCTGACCCAGAATGAGAACTCCAATTCGATCAAATGGTTCACACGGCTGATCCCCGTAGGTTCAACCAAAAATATTGACCCGTCAAAATACGGCTACACCCATCTGCAACTGCCGTCACGGGACAAGTATATCGACCTGAACACTCAATTGGGACTGAAGGAGCATCGCGAGGAAGCAGCCTTTCAGGATATATTCCCGCACCGTCTGGGTACGGTATCCTCGGTAAGGTCCGAGGAGCAGACCAATACGGACGGGGAGAAATACACCGTCTATTATGTCAAGGACAAGGATCTGCCCTTCAATCCGGATGAATACATGATCGGCGGTGAGGTGATACACATCACTTTCGAAAGCGGCGACCTGTCCGGAAGGGAGTTCGAGTGCAACTGGCATAACGACACACAGGAGTTCGAGATCATCAACACCTACCCGGACGAGAACACCCAGATACCGGGAGGCAACATCATACCGGACGTCGGTGACACGTATATCCTGACGAACATCCGCATGCCGGATGCGTATTACCCGATAGCGGAAGAACAGTACAAACAGGCGGTTGACAGCTTCCTGACAGAATACAGCAAGGACATATCCATCTATTCCGGCGACACGGATTACATTCATGTGGATAAAAACAGTGTGCCGTTATCGCTCGGGCAAAGGGTGAGACTGGAGGACGCGCAGTATTTCGAGGCCGGGTATCTTGACACCCGCATCACAAGGATAGAGAGGAAGCTGGGCAATCTTTCCGAGGCTTCCATTGACTGCTCATCGGCGGTCAGCACCTCATGGAAGTCATCCGTGGACTCGACGCTGAACAATCTGGAATACACGCTGGCGCAGGAGATGGCGCAGACCAATGTCCGCCTGCTGAAGACCGGCGATATGGAGAGTCCGAGCGACTATACGGCTTTCTCCTCCCTGAGGGCTATAGGAACCTTCCTGAGAAAGAACATAGCGGATATCGCCAATGAGATCATCACTTTTCTCAAAGGTTTGAGGGTCGGCAAATTTGTCACAGGTCTTGTCGGCGGCAGCGGTGCGGCCATCTGGTTTGACAAGAACGGCAAGACAGTTGTCGAAGCCGACAAGGCGATGTTCCGTGAAGAGTTGATAGTACCGCAGATCACGTTCAACTGCATCGATGTGATATCCGGTGACAAGGCAAACTCGTTCGCATACGGAAGAATAAAGACCGTTGACACGGAAAACCGCACGGCCACGCTGGAACTGCTTGAGGGGCAGTGGGGCACGTTACATGTAAGTGATATCTGCCGTGGCATACTTCACAACATAGCCGGCAGCAACCATACGAAGGATGAATACGGTCCTAACGGATTCATGGAGTATTCCGGATACGCCACCTCATACTTTACCCCCACTAGAATCATCGAGAATGAGGCTGGAAACATGAAGTTTGAATACGCTCTTCAGGCAGGAACGAGCGTGCATCCTCTTCCCGGTATGAACTTCTTCGCATACGGCAACTTCACCGACAAGGACAGACAGGACATTACCTATGAGAACAGATCTTACTTGCGCAGATTGGTCAACGTGAACACATGGGTAATAGATCCGGATGTGAACATCGCTTATCAGAACGGAAACCTGAGTGGTCTTACAGTCAACGGGCAGGTGATGGACGGTTATTCTTCATTTCAAGACAAAGTATACATAAGGGGAACGATAGAACGACTCAAGCCCAACGGTGAGGTGGCTATGGACTTAAGCTACGAGGGTGTATGGCAATCAGACAGGCATTATGATTACTACGATAGTGTGACGTATAACGGCAGCACATGGGCGTGTCTGAACAAGAACGGTTCGTCCTCTGAACCGGGTACGGATGCTGACTGGCAGGAGATAGCATCCAAGGGTGATACGGGGGCACCGGGAAAGGACGGTGTGAGCGTGACCAATAGCGGTCCGTGGTATTCCGGCTTGGTTGTTCCCAAAATGAGTATCGTTACAATGGGAGGAAGTTCGTTTCTTTCTAAGGTATCCACTACCAATCCTCCCTTGTGGTGCTGGACAGACAATGCCGGCAACCGGTTTACTTACAATGATGGCGGATATGTGCTGACGGGTGAGATAAATACCGATGAATATGAACTTTTGGTTCAAAGCGGGAAGGACGGAAGCGATGGTACCAGTTATGAGAGGGTATTCATCCATACTACAACAGAGAGTAAACCTGCCACTCCTTCCACGTCACAGACGGACGATTATGTGCCTTCCGGCTGGCATGATGATCCTGTAGGTGTTTCCAGCTCTCTGCCTTATGAGTGGATCAGTGAGAGGGAGAAGAAAAACGGTATATGGAGTGAATTCAGTGCTCCTGCCCTTTGGGCGAAGTACGGATTTGATGGTGCTGACGGTGCTGAGGGCGTAGCCGGAACGAGCATCATTTGGAAAGGTGATTTTTCCTCCGCTCCTTCCAATCCTCAGAACGGGTGGGCATACAAGAATACCACTGATAAGAAATCATATGTATATCAGGATGGACAGTGGTATCAGATGACTATTGACGGAATTGATGGGAAGAACGGGAAAGACGGATTGAGTATTGTCTGGAAAGGAGATCTCCAAACACCTCCTTCCAATCCTCAGACCAACTGGGCATACCGGGATACCAATAATGGTCGTGTATATATATGGAACGGAACAGCATGGGCATTGATGGTTGTGGACGGATCGGACGGTGCTGATGGTGCAGCCGGTTCTGACGGATTGAGCGTGTTTATAACTTATAATGACAGCACTTCCCAACCTTCTGTACCTACCGGGAACGGTACTACTGGAGGATGGCATACAAATGCGACAAGTACCGCCATATGGATGTCACAGAAGGTTGCTGCGTCCGCATCTGACGGAGCATGGGGTACACCGATAAAAATCAAAGGTGACAAGGGTGACGGTTACACCCAGATGGGTCAGTTTAGGACTGGTATGGTCGTTCCCAAGATGGGTGTCGTTTCAATGGGTGGCGGCTCTTATGTAGCCAAGGCATCCACTACCAATCCCCCCTTATGGTGCTGGACGGACAATGCCGGTAACCGGTTCACCTTCGCCGATGGCGGTTATGTGCTGACGGGTGAGGTGAACACTGCCGAATACGATGTATGGGCAGAGAAAGGTGATACCGGATCAAAAGGTGATAAAGGTGACAAGGGTGATGACGGTGAAAAGGGCGACAAAGGAGATCAGGGCGTACAAGGAATACAGGGCTGTATCTTCCGTGAGTCGGAATGGTCCGCCTCAAGTGTGCAGTACCGTAATGACGAAGCTCTGACAAGCGGTACGAGGTATATTGATTTCGCATTGATAAGGAATGACGCAGCCATTGACGGATGGGATGTGTACAAATGTTTGAAAACGCATGTGTCCTCCGCCTCGAATAAACCGGGCAACACCACATACTGGGAAAAGCTGAGCGGGGTGGGACCTATCTATACCAGCCTGATAATAGCTAAGAATGCCAGCATCAGCCTGTTCCAAGGAAATCAGGTTTTGATAAAAAAGAGCGACAACACTGTTACCGCAGGCATGTCCGGCTCTACATCCGGTCAGAAGATACGTATATGGGCAGGTTCCGCGACTCCTGACTCCGCACCGTTCCGAGTTGATGAGGAAGGGAATGTAGTTGCAACGAAGGCGAATATCACGGGGACAATAACCGCCACAGGTGGAAACGTCGGTGGTTTCAGTATATCTTCTTCAAGTATGGAATCGGTTTCCGGTGATGATGCCATGCTCCTTTCTGCTAACCTGATAAGATTTACAGGAAGTTATTCAAAGGTATTCATGGGAGCTGAAACTATGCCTTCATCCAATGGCGGTTCATTTTCAACCCCTGTACGTATTGAAGTGAACAGGAGCATTCAGTCAATGTCCTATGGTAATGCCGGACTGTTTCTTTCCGTTGAAGGCTCACACGCTTATGATAATAAAGACTATCAGTTTACTGGCAATCATGCCCTTTATATTTCTAAGGGGGATATCTGTGGGTTCAGACTCAGATTGCGCAGGATTGACGAAAGCACAATCTTGTCAGTGATGGATAGTGTCGTGCTGGCCATTAAAGCCGGTATTACACTGACTGTTCCATCCACTGCGGAGGACGGGCAATTCTACTGGATAAGGAATATATCGGGTGGTGATGTGACCATAGCCGGAACAAACCTTGTCGGCTGGAATTCCGGGGAGGTCAGCACTTCAATAGGTCTGGCAAAATCGAAAGCAGCAGCAATGTATTATGATAAGTTTAATAACAAGTGGTTTATGAACTGGATTGATTGTTGGAATTAAATATACAAATTATGAAAATAGATTTTACAAAATTTCCTTGTTACACAGGGATAAAGAAGGATATCAGGGTTGAGATGGATATTGCGGAGTCATTGGCTAACGCCATATACACAAATGTTCCGGGCATAGCCGCCAGTTCTTTGGCTCATAAAATTTACTCTGGCAAGGGAGAAGTAGATTACGATGAACGGGAAATACGAATTATACGTGATTGTACACCGTTGTTTTCGGGAGTTTATGCGGATTCCATAAACGATTATTTGGACACGAAAGAAAAGGAGGAACAAGAATGATATTACAAGCAGGTTATGATTGCTATCTGACACAGGCCGAAGATATGCCTCTGTCGGAACGAAGATTTGAGAATCAGGTATTGATAAACAGTCCTGAGGATGTGGCTATGTGGAAAGAAATCACATCAAAGCAGAAGGAGCAGATGATTGCCGAAGCGTCCTTCATCGATACGGAAGCGATAGATGTTGAAGCACTTGATCGTGTGGATACACTACTAAACGATATTGCGGCAAATATCAACAATGCCGGGCTTACTGTAGAGGAAGCATTGGCGAAGAAAGAGTACTTTCCCTTATGGGAGGATCTGATAGGTACAGAGGTTGATGTGCAGTTCCGCTTCCGCTATGGCAGCACGCTCTATGAGGTTATACAGAAACATACACCGCAGGAGGACTGGAAGCCGGGAACGGGTACGGAATCCTTGTACAAGGTTGTGCAGATAGAGCACTCCGGCACACTGGATGATCCTATACCTTGGGTACATAACATGGTGCTGGAAGAAGGCAAGTATTACACCGATAAGGAGGTTCTTTATCTATGTATCCGTGACAGCGGAATAGGCATGGCATTCGACTTGGAAAATCTTGTTTCGGGTGGATATGTTCAAGTGGTAGAAAATCAAGTAGTAATAAATAATTAAAAAAATACGATTATGGCAGACAAAAAATTAAATGAAGTTCCGGTGGTAAGTGACATCGTAACTATTTTCGGAAAGCGATCAAATGGTGAAATTGTTCAAATAGATAAAAGCAACTTAGCAACACTTCTGGGAGAACTCATGAATAATTTGAAGCTGTTTCCATTTATGGGAATGGCAGATATATCTGAAGGTGGTGATGCTAATGAACTTGAGTCAGGATATTATATCAATGGTAATTTTCGCAAATTAACAAACTCTCCATTCTCTTCTGGATGGGGAGGTATTATTGTATTTAAAATCAATTATTACACTCTACAAATTGCATCAGATATGAATACTAAAATTTTTAAAGTAAGACAGAGATGGTATAATACTTGGGATGATTGGAAAACTGTTTCTTTGACATGATTTTCTTAAAAATCGAGAGCTGGGAGAACTGATCGGTGTTGCTAATGCGGAAAAGAACGGATTAATGTCGGTCGAAGATAAAAAAAGACTGGGAAGACGTTTTTTTAAAGGATACACAAAATTAGTTGAAAGTAAATATTGGTACAATCATTATGTCGCATTGATATTTGGCGCTTCTCCTGCATCCAATCTTGGATCATTAATAGCTATAGACTGGAAAGGAAATGAACTAATATCTGTTACTAGATTTTTTGGCAACAACGACAATGTTAAATTGTATCTTGGCAGTAATCCAGAAACAAATATGTATGAGTTATGGTTAGGCTTGATAGGTCTAGACGGAGATGGATCAGAATTTATTATTCAATCAAGAGAATCGATAGATCTAGATAGTAAAACAGTTGAAACACTTCCGTCTTATTTGAAAGTAATCTCTATATCTTGACAAAAAAATAACGATTTTTCAGAGCTGGGAGAACTGATAGGTACAGCTACGGCTAATAAGAATGGATTAATGAGTAAAATATTTGCAGTAACTGATATAGAAAGAGAAAAAGGTCTGATTATTGACTATCAAGCTGATTCTAATGGTTTATATACTTCTTCTTCGTTGATAGAAATATATGTCTATTCGGGATCTAAGACTGCATTTTATAGAGTGATGTCAATACCTAATGGATCTAAAAACATAGAAATAAAATATATGGGGCTGCATTGGTGCGATTTTAAATATGCAAATGGTAAATTGTATGTGTTACCTAAGTCGGAGGATTCTTCTATCTCGTATAAGGTATCATTAGTTAGAAGAACAAGACCGAATTTCTCAACAATAAACTTTTCTGATTTTTCCACTGTTACAGGTGAAATAATTACACCTACACTTGATTAATCCACTTCTGGGAGGACTGCTGGAAAATAGATTGGTAAAATATAAGGAAATGAATCTTGGAGCAAATGAGATAATAGATACTGGTGCGAATACAGGATTAATACATTTTAAAATTAATACAACATCTGCATCATGTGTGTTTTTTTGCAATTCAGGATCATCTAATATAATGCTAATAACACAGAATATCGATAATTATTTTACAACCAATAAATCTTCTAATAGTGGGAAAATAGCTATTTATAAAGAGTCTGACAACGGTAACATTTTAATAAAGAATCTAACAGCCATTAACTATGGAACTTTTGTGTTTTATTACATATAAGATCTCAGATAACTACTTCTGGGAGAACTTTTGGGAAATCCGAAGGGAACAAAATCGTTTTCT